TGCAGTTTCGTCTGCTTGGGAAGGGTATGAAGTCCCCTCCGAGATCGAAATAGCAGTGCATCAGCAAGCCCTTTATTTTCTCCGAGACCCACTTAAGCTGGTTCCCCTGCTTAAGGATGAGTTACAAGGTTTAAGAAACTATGTTTTGTCGGGGTCTGAAGAAGTTACGTATTTCAGTTACTTCTTCCCCCGACAACTCGGGAAAAAGTGCTTGCTGCAAGCTTCCGCTGCTTTACGGGCATTACCAGCCCCCTTAGCTTCTTTGATAAACCGGAAGGAAATGGGTAAGAGTCTCCATGCGAGACTCACCGCAGATCCTGTACCGTTACCGAAAGGCTTCGAGGGATGGTTAAAGGGCTGGGTTGAATTTAACCAGCCTTTCTACCCCGAACAACAGTGGTCTATCTCTCCAACCACTCATGCCTGCTTGGAATATCCTAGATCAGTAGGAGGCCTTAATACGTGTATTATGGCCCTCTCTTCTAAGAAATCATTCAGCAGGCTCGAAAAGGAATGGTATGATAAAGAATCAGCCAAGATACGAGCGCATTGTCGTTTGGAGAAGGAAGATGTAACGGATTACATTCCTTCTTTAAACTTGATAGCGGCATCAGTCTCAGCCATTCGACCCTTCTTCAAGCACGCTCGAAAATGTCATGGTGGATGTAGCAAACCTGCTAAACATCCACCCATGAGCTTTCTGATCGTGCCTGAGCGAGGTCTTAAAACTCGTATTCCAACGATGACCATCGGGCCCGTGGTAGTATTAGCGAAAATACTCCGGAGCATAGCCGAATCGTTTTTACGAAGTGACCCGCGGATATCTCCTTCGTTAGCTGGTATAACTAAATTACCAGTTAAGCGTAGAAAATATTGGCGTAGTCAAGACTTAACAACAGCCACAGACATGCATAATCCGGAAGGAACGAGATTGTTCTACCGGCTTATAACGTCGAAAATACCAGGAGGAAAACCTCCATGGATGGACGACGTCATTAATGTAGTCTGCGGCTTTTATACCGTCATTGGGAAGGAAGAGCTTCTTGAAATCAGAGAAGATTTCATTCTCCGCCCTTCACCTCCGATCGAAGATCGTTTCGCCAAAATGTTGGGTATTCCCCAAGATCCTAAGCGAAACGTTGTCGCAATTAACGTACCAGAAATACATAATCAGTTACAAATCAAGATAGGATCAAGGAACCTGGAAAGGTTCATTGATCCTATTGACTATGTGATCGATTACCAAGAGTTTCTAATACGTAAGAGCGAGGGGTATGTAACCAAAAGAGGTCAACCCATGGGTGTTTCCACCTCATGGCCTTTGCTTCCAATTTATACGATTTATTCGTTCGAGAACTCAATTATGGGTCCTCATCACACAATAACTCGTAAAATCTGTAAGCGTCCTCTTAATGATTACGACCTACCCGCCTTTACACGCTGGTGTCAAAAGAAAGGAGTCATGGTGACTCTTAAGCGACGTGTCCCTAAGGGGTCGCTAGCAATCCAGACAACCGGCGATGATGCTGTATTTACATGTAACTTTAGTGAAAGTCTCCGACATTCACGAAATCTCAAATCTTTAGGATCTGAGGTTTCGAAGAATAAGGATTACTTAAACTTAAAATACTGCATTTATACAGAAGCATTCTACAAAAATGGGGTTACCCTGGGTATTTTCCCTTGGGCGCCCATATTGGCCCCAAGAGGGGTCAGGCAGAATACTTGGTATACTCAAATGACGTCAATTCGGTCAATGCAACAACGGCATCAGAGACTATTGCCTCTGACACGTAGTCCGCATTACCCTACTTGGGCGCACTTGAGTGAAATCGGGGTACCATGTGGCCTTGATCCAATAGCAGGAGGGATTGCTCCCCCTCGCTTCCAAGGATCTGAGAAGAATAGAATTTATGTTCTCTTCCGTCTATCGCAAAAGACTGAAGAAGAGCTTCTAAACTTCCCGCAGGACATGTGGGTCCCCGACCCGGAGAAAGATGGCTTACTGTTCGGTCAGAAATCATATTATTGCCCTTTTGCAAAAAATATGATTCTGAGTCCGGCAAGTCGTTGCCTCCCCTCTCCGACGATACAAATTCCATTAAAAAAATGGGTAAGTCTATTGTTCCTACGTAAAACGTGGGACCAAATATACTTCCCGGCGGACCCTAAGGTTGAGCCGTCACTCGAGCTTTATATTGCTCGCATGACTACTCCTGCACCTCAGGCGCCGTTAACCCTTTTAACGGAAGTTGATATAATAGACGAAGCAAGAGCTGACCGTGAAATCCTGATAGATATCCCTTGGGGTATCCTTCGTGATTTACGGCCAACCTTTGGCTTTATCAAACCTGCCACACCGA